GGTTCCCCGAACCTGAAGAAGAATGATTGGATTAGGAGCATCACCATCGACAGCGTCTTTTGTCCCAGTGGCATCTCACGCTATCGCTACGGCTTTTATGAATAGAGTGATAGCAGACGGGGGCACCCTGGAGTCTTATCACTACCTAACAGGCGACTTAGACAAGCTTTTGTAATTGCTTATATTTGCATCATGGCTACACTCTCAGTAACAATCAACGAAAGCATCACTCTCAACGGAAGAGAGAGAGGTAGTGAGATCAACTTGGACATTGCAAGCATCACTCAAGTGATGCAACGTATTGTAAGCCTGCCTGCTGACGGAGGTAGCACAGCCACACAAACCACCATAGCTAACTTTAGAACAGATGTCACTACGGTTGACAGCGCTATGGATGACGACGATGTCAAGTACATCAGAGTAACCAACCTGGACTCTAGCAACAACGTACACCTTTCTTTGCAGCTTGCTGCCAACGGAAGTGCCGATGCAAGCACTCAGGCCAGCGTAATACTGGAGGCTGGAAAGAGCTTCTTGCTCGGTAAGGCTGTAACTGCTGTGGCCGTCGATGATGACGCAGCCACCGCCACTGCTATTGGTAGCTTGGTGGATTTGGAAAGCATCATTGCTGTCAACGACAACAACGCTGACGTAGACGTCGAGGTCTTCGTGGCCAGCGCTTAAGACTCAAGCTTCCTGTAGAAAGCCTGCACCAGCAGCCGCCCCTTTTGAGAAAGGGCATATCTCACCCTGTAGTTCATTTTTGTCTCTTCACGAAAGAGGTGGTCCTCCATGCTTTGAGAAGGAGTCAGTTTATTGAAGTGTTTGTATAAGTAACCCTCGTTAACTAACGGGTACACAAGTCGTTGTGCTAGCTTTTTGTGAGAGTAGTCATACTTGTCTGATGCATACTGAATTGTAAAGAACTCTAGGTCGTAGCACCAGAGCATAAAATTCAGCTCTCTCTCAAAAATGTCTCTTTCCTTGCAGAACTCTATTGAGCTGGTTCTCAGGTTCTTAAGGTAGTTTTTTTTAATGTACCTTTGGTTAAGGGGTGAGAAGTCGCGGAAGAGCTTCTTTTTGGATACTAAACTTTTAGGCATGGATCACTATAAAGATATGGAGGAAGAAGGGTTTTGGTATGAAGTTCAGGAGATCTCACAAGCCTTTTTGGAGATATGCCACAAGTATGACATGAGTGATAGAGTCATATCGGCTTTTGTTGTAGGGTTGCTTGAAGAAATAGATGAGAACAATTCAAACATGAAGGCCTTCTTTCACTATAACTTGCAAACCGAAGATGAAGTTAACATCATCAAGGACTTTATGACTGACTCATTTACCCCGCCTGAAGATGAGGGTCCTGACTTGGACGACCTTCTCAACGGGATGGGTATATCACTAAATTGAAATGGACGGAATTATCAGGAAGATCATCATCGGGAGAGACCCGAAGGATGCCATGGCGTACTACATAGGGATGAGGGCTGGTGATGGAAAGGTCTCTGCGATTGTCATGGATGAAGAACATCTGTACAGATATCAAAAGAAAAGGTATCTTGTATATTTACAATCTAACGATGGTCAGGTGCTCTGGAAATCAGTTGATGACATGCCCTGTATTATCGAATATGACTGTAACTTCTGATGACTGTAGACAACCTCACCACAGACGGATCTGAGTTCACACTCTCCAATGGCCGTCGTTATTCTGGCAGCTATCATATCCACGTTAGTCAAGGGGCTATGGTGGGGGGTAAGCATACTGCCACTCCGCACCAAAGGCTGTTTGCTGTAAACTCTGCCGTAGCTGAGCGGGTGGCTAGCGCACAGAGGCAGCTTCAGGGTCAGCAGACCAATAGAAATAAAATTCAATCAACCAGAGCTACTGCTCGCAGATCGACATCTCCTCCCCGATCATCAGGAGGGTCTGGCGGTGGTGGCGGATATTAATTAAAATGAAAACACTAGACTTGTTTGTCGTTGAGTTAGAAAAAAAGCTCAATGACACCATGACCACGGACAGTGGTTTAGAGCTTTACGTAGACACCAGGTTTAACGAGTTTGAACACAGAGTAACCGAAGGTCCTGTGGTCTCACCTCCCGTAAAGCACGATACAGGTGTTGAAGTCGGCGACACCTTGTACTTCCACCACTTGGTTGTTGTCAATGAAGGTCAAGTTTTGACTGGAGAAGACAATCATTACCTGGTTCGATATGACCCCCACCATACGATCAACAATCAGGCCATAGCACACAAGGGCAAAGACGGGGATATAAGGCCTTTGTGTGGGTGGTCTTTGCTTGAGCCTGTCGATCAGGACGAGCTTAAAACAAAGTCAGATGTCATCGAAGTTGTCGAACTGGAAAAGGAGCTTCCAACAAAGGGCCGTGTCGCTTTTACGGCTCCTTGGGTCGAAGATTTGGGGTTGAAGGTGGGTGATGTAGTAGGGTTCAAGCAGAACAGAGACTACCGCATCAAAATAGATGGTAAGGAATACTATCGCACCCGTACTGAAGACCTCCTATACGTTGAGTCATGATTGACAAAGAAACCCTGATGGACATTCTATCAGAAGAAGAATGTGTGACTGCCGATGGTTTTGATGATGCCCTGGTTGGATGTACCTACGGTGCCAATGTGGTTGCTGTGTATGACATCAACAAGATGATAGAGATACTCATGCAGGAGTCTATGAATTATGAAGACGCTGTAGAGTTTCTTGACTACAATGTAGTCGGTGCATACGTTGGAGAGAAAACCCCGTTATATATCAATTTTGTCACGAAAGAAGTTTACAACGATTGAAGCTGCCAAGCGCTTGATGACAAGCATGGAGGCAGCTATCGACAACATGATTGACGAAATCAAAAAGCCTGTTGATCCTGAGATCAATGGGAGCGCACGTAAGGCTGAGCTGCAGTCCATTAAGCAGACAGCCACAGATTGCAAAGAATTAATTATAGAACGACAACGCTTAGAACAAATGATCAAAGACCTTACGAACAATGGATCAATCGAAGAAGCCAAAGACTACAGCGGAGGATTTGCCGAAAGGTATTCCAAGTAACTGGCAAGAATTAGTCTGGGTGAAGAACAAGGTTGAACACAAGTTTTGGGAGGATTCTTGGAATCCTAATCCCAGGACAGATGCCTAGAAAAGACGCCCAGGCCAGAAGAGAGTATCAGCGTGAATACCACAAGAAGCACTATCAAAAAAAGAAACAAGAGTACATACAGAAGGCTAAGGTCTACAACAAGAATCAGCGTAAGCAAAACAGAGAGTACCTCTACAGGGTAAAAAGATTTTTGGGGTGCATAGACTGTGGTGAGATTAATCCTGTAGTTCTAGACTTTGATCATGTCAGAGGAGATAAAGAGCAAAATCTTTCTACCATGGCTCACGCTGCTTATTCCATTAAGCGTATGAAAGAAGAGATACGCAAGTGCGAAGTAAGATGTTCTAACTGTCATCGTAAAAAAACTCATGAGAGGAGAAACACATAGCCGCGAGTATCCCCTCAAGCTTATACCTTGTAGAAAGGGTAAATGGTTACATGTGGGTTCAATCCCCATCTCGCGGACATGCACCTGTAGCTCAACTGGATAGAGCAGCACACTTCTAATGTGCAGGTTTGGGGTTCGAGTCCCTGCAGGTGTACTAAATTTAATTATACAGATGGCTAAAGTTCAAGTTTCTACATATCAAAAGAAGAGGGTTCGCCGCAAGGGCGTTCATGCCAAAACAAAGAGCTCGAAGAGCAAGGGTTCTAAAAACTACCGCAAGAGGTATGCTGGTCAAGGACGATGAGTATATCGAGGACCTTATCGGAATTTGCCCCAACGGTACGCAAGGTGAAAGTGTTCAGCTTGGTGGGTTGGTCATTCTACTTCCCGCTCAGCCGCCGAAGGAGCAAATTCAAGGATGTGGAAGTCCAGACAACTTGCAGCTGTGGAAAAGGACTCCTATGCCAGAGGAGTTGTCTAGGATTAAGTCTATGGATGAGTGGGCGGAGATGCCAAGGGAGTTTCGACAAAAGTTTTCTCCGTATATCGAAGAGGAGTTTCGGCGTCGGCGTGAGGGCTTTTGGTTTTATAACAACGGTGTCCCTACATATATTACGGGCAGGCACTACATGATGCTTCAATGGACCCGAATGGATATCGGGTATCCAGACTACTTAGAGTTCCAAAAAAATATTTTCTTACATTTAGCTGCGTGTGAGGCGGACCCCCGATGTATCGGGCAGCTCTATACCAAGTGCAGGCGGAGCGGGTATACCAATATCTGCTCTGCTGTGCTGCTTGATGAAGCCACACAAGTTAAAGACAAGCTTCTAGGTATACAGTCTAAGACTGGTAAGGATGCTCAGGAGAATATATTCATGAAGAAGGTTGTGCAGATGTTTAGGCATTACCCCTTCTTCTTTAAACCTATTCAGGATGGAACGACCAATCCGCGCATGGAGCTGGCTTTTCGCGAGCCGTCTAAGAGAATCACGAAGAACAATAAGACTACGCAGACGGGCGAGGCTCTTAATACGGTAATCAACTGGAAGAACACCACGAACAACGCCTATGACGGAGAGAAGTTGCACTTGTTGTATCTTGACGAGGCTGGCAAGTGGGAGAAGCCTACGGACATCAGAGATGCCTGGAGGATTCAGCGGACCTGCCTAATCGTTGGTAGAAAAATTGTAGGTAAGGCCTTGGTGGGGAGTACTGTAAACCCCATGGACAAGGGAGGTAAAGAGTATAAGGATCTATGGAATGATTCAAATGCTAACGAGAGAAATGCAAACGGCAGGACTAGGAGTGGACTTTACCGACTCTTTATTCCAGCTCAGGAATCTCTCGAAGGTTTTTTTGACAAGCACGGACGTCCAGTCATTGAAAATCCTAGTTCTGATGTGTCTGGTATTGATGGTGATATCATCAATCAGGGATCAAAACAATACCTGAAAAACGAAAGGGATAGCTTAAAGAGTGATCCCTCTGAGCTTAATGAGGTTGTTCGTCAGTTCCCTTTTACTGAAGATGAAGCCTTCAGGGACAGCATTGATGGTAGCTTATTTAATGTAGGTCAGATATACGAACAGGTTCAATACAACGATGAGTTGTTCCCTAACCCTGTCGTTATAGGTAATTTTGTTTGGAAGGGTGGGGTTCAAGATACTGAAGTAGTATTTCAGCCTGACCCTACTGGCAGGTTTCGCGTAGCCTGGATGCCTCCAGTGGAGATGCGGAATCAAAAGAAGTTCGATAAGAACAAACGTATTGCACCCAATGCAGAGCTGGGGGTAGGCGGGGTTGACTCTTACGACCTTGACGCCACCGTCGATGGACGGGGGTCTAAGGGAGCGCTACACCTATACAACAAGTTTCACATGGAGCACCCTGCTAACATGTTTGTTGTGGAGTATGCGGCCCGCCCGCCTTTGGCTAAAATATTCTATGAGGACTGCCTGATGGCTGCTGTTTTCTATGGGTACCCAATCTTAATTGAGAACAACAAGTACGGCATTGCAAGACACTTTGAATCAAGAGGTTATGATGGATACTTGATGGATAGACCCAAGCATCTCATGAGCACTAGCTCAAAGGTGAACGTCAAGACTAAGGGTATACCTTCAAACTCTCAAGATGTCATACAGGCTCATGCTCACGCCATTGAGGCTTACATCCACAATCATGTTGGAATAAACAGGGATACTGGTGAGTATGGTATGATGTATTTCAATAGAACTTTAGAAGATTGGATTGGATTTAAGATCAATGACCGAACCAAGTTTGACCTTACCATTAGTTCTGGCTTGTGCCTTTTGGCAGCACAAAAAGTAAAAGCCAAAAAGAAAGAGTCTAGCTTCGATGAGAAGCGTTTTTTCCGTCGATATAAGGTACAGTAAGGATTTCCTATATTTGCAGTAAATCAGCTTTAAATGTATCAAAAAGAAAGCTCGAAGTCGGGTTTCCCCAATCCTCTTGTCAGTGCTGTAGAGAAGCTGGATAAGAAGTATGGGTTGCAGTATGCGAAAGCCATTGAGGGTCAGTGGGGGAAAATGACCGACAAGAGTTCTCTTTATGGTAGCAGGAACGAGATCTTCAATAGGAATAGGCATTACGCCAACGGTACTCAGGATACTACTATTTATAAAAAGCTTCTGACTTCCCTCAACCCTAATGATGGTGAGGGTAGTTTGTTGAATCTGGATTACACACCAGTTCCAGTCCTCCCGAAGTTTGTCCGTATCGTAGTAAACAAGATCTTGTCTAGGGATCCTTACCCTAACCTGGAAGCTGTTGACCCTTTGTCTTCTTCTGAAAAGAATAAGCAGAAGCAAAGACTTCGGACTCAAGTCGCCATCAAGAAAGATCTCCAGGAGCTGAAAGATCAAACTGGTGGACTTGTCTTGGATGTCGATCCAGACCAGCTCCCTGATTCTTTGGAGGAGGCTGATATCTTCTTGGACACCAACGTAAAGACTGATGCTGAGGTGGCGGCTCAGGTGGCTACCAATATGACTCTGTCATGGAACAACTTCAATGACGGGACGTACAGGCGCTGCGTCAATGATCTGGCAGCCCTGGGGATGGCCGTTGTCAAAAGAAGCAATGACCCCAACTACGGCATCAAGACTGAATACGTTGACCCAGCCATGTTTGTTCATGGGTATACTGAGGATCCATTTTTTGAGGACTTGGTGTATGCGGGGCACATCAAAGAGATGACTGTCAGTGAGTTGAAGAGACTTGCTGGCAATGAGCTTTCTGATGACGACCTGAAGAAGGTTCTCAAAGTTGCGTCAAAGAAGTCTGACAAGTACTCCCCTTACAACGACTACAGGAACTACAACTCAAAGCAAGACTACAGCGAATATATCGTTCAGGTCATGGACTTTGAGTTCATCTCTGTGGATTGCATGCACTTTGAGGAGAAGGAAAACAGGCATGGGAATACAGGCTTTTACTATGAAGGCTTTGAGTACAGGGAACGTCAGGGGTCTGTGTATGAGCGCACTCCCCACAAGATGGAGATGGAGATGTTGTACGGTGGTACTTACATCTTGGGGACCAATCATGTAATCAACTACGGGAAGGTTGCCAATGTTCCTAAGAACATCCACGACCTGTCTAAGTGCCGCTTATCCTACTCCCCTGTTGCCACCAACTTGATGGACAACATGCCTAAGTCTATGGTTGACAGCTGTGTGGGCTTTGCAGACATGTTGCAGATCACACACTTGAAGCTTCAGCAAGCCATTGCCAAGGCTAAGCCTGACGGATTGATCATCGACATAGAAGGTCTGGAGAATGTACAGCTCGGCAAGGGTGGTGAGTTACAACCGTTGGAGCTTCACGACATCTACGAGCAGACTGGTGTATTCTACTACAGGAGCAAGAACCCAGAGGGTGGATTCCAGAACCCTCCAGTAAGAGAGATCGGGAATAGCATCCGCAACATCAATGAGCTGATTGCTTTGTACAATCACTACCTGCGTCTGATTAGAGACACCACGGGCATCAACGAGGCTATGGATGCCAGCTCTCCCAAGGGTGATGCTTTGGTGGGGGTTCGTCAGCAAGCTATCGCAGCGGGTAACAATGCCATCTACGACATTACGAATGCCTCTTTGGTTCTGTTCAAGAAAGTTTGTGAGGACATCGTCAAGTGCATTCAGATCATCCCTGAGGAGTCTGTTCTTATGAAGGTTTATCAGAATGCCATCGGTGACACCAATATGAAAGTCCTTTCTTCTTTCAGCGACCTCCCCATGTACAACTTTGGTGTGCAGGTGCAGAAAGAGATGGAGGATGAGGAAAAAGCATATCTGGAGCAAAACATCCAGGTAGCTCTGGCTCAGAAAGAAATCGACCTGGAGGATGCTATTGCTGTTAGAGACTTGAAGGACATCAATCAAGCCGAGCGGCTTTTGATTGTACGCAGAAAGAAGCGTATGAAGCAGCAGCAAGAGATTGCAATGCAGAACTCTCAGATGGCGGCTCAGCAAGCTCAGCAATCGGCTGTTGTCTCTTCGCAGGCCAGACAGCAAGAGCTTCAGGTAGAGTCTCAGCTTAAGAATCAAGAGATGCAGCTTAAGGCTCAGCTCGAAGCTCAGCTTGAGGGGGTCAAGCATCAATACAGAAAAGAGATTGAATTGATTAGAGCTCAAGCTACTCTCGGATTTAAGACCGATGATCAAGAGTTCAAGGAGAAGATAGAGATCTTGAAAGAGGACCGTAAAGATGACAGAGTAGATAAGCAAGCTGCCAAGCAGTCTAAGCTCATCTCACAGAGGAAAGGTGAGCGTGGTGAGCTTCAAGAGTCTCAATCGTCATTCAACATTGATGAAATCCTACAGTAATGGCTAGTAAACTAAACTTAGACGTATCGGAAAAGCTGGACATCACCTGCAAGAAAGGTGATACATTCAACCTTGGCTTGTTGCTGAAGGATTCTGCTGGAACGGCGTTAACTCTTAGCACTTCTAACTATGAGTTTTTGATGCAGGTTAGAGGCAGAAGGTTAGGATCGAGCCGTGAGCGTCCACTTATTATTGGAACCGCCTCTAAGGGTAAGTCAGCTGTAACCAACGATGGAGCCAACAATTTCAGTGTCACCATTGATGACAGTGGCAACGCCACCTTCTCTGCTTCAGACACCATCATGGCTAGGATTGCTCCTGGGAGATATGTGTATGACATCCAGCAAATAGTTGGTGATGTCTCTACAACTATACTTGAAGGAAGATTTATCGTCAACGAGGACATCTCTAACCTCGACGTTTAATGTCTGTAACAGTAAACACAACGGCAGGCACTTCTGTAACGGTTAGTGTTTCTGGATCAACTCAAGCTTCGTTTAGCACGCAGTCTAAGAGTGTATCGGTAACCTCCCCTGCTTTATCTTCTATATCCGTCCTTAGCAAAGTACCTATTATATTTGTATTGTGAGTAAAGAAGGTATGAGAAACAGGATCAAGCGCATGCTGAAAAAGCATGGGCTAGCTGGTGTCAACAAACCAAAGCGTACACCCAGCCATCCTAAAAAGTCACATATCGTCCTTGCCAAAGAAGGAGACAGGGTAAAGCTTATCCGCTACGGCCAACAAGGTGCCAAAACAGCAGGAAAGCCTAAGAAGGGGGAGAGCGATCGCATGAAAAAGAAAAGAGCTAGCTTTAAGGCTAGACATAAAAAAAATATAGCCAAGGGCAAGATGAGCGCAGCTTTCTGGGCCAATAAAACTAAGTGGTAATGAAGACCATCAAGGCAAAAAAGGGGGCTAAGTTCTCCATCACCAACAAGACCATGTCGATAGATCCGCCGAAAGGCTTTCACTGGATGGAAGAGGGTGGCAGGTACTATTTGATGAAAGGTGACTACGCCCCTCATCCTGGCGCTGTGAAGAAAGCGAAGTTTAAAATGGCTGACCATCCAAAGAAAAAGTAATGGCGAAGTCTCCAGCACAACAAGCCGCTATTGCTATCGCCATGAAGAAAGCGGGCAAGAAGCCTAAGTCTGCGAAGAAAGGGATGAAGTTCAACCCTAAATACACTCGTGGCAGTGCTGACGTAGCTAAGAGGAAAAGACTCATGCAGGAAATTGCTGACATCTACAAAAAGCATAGAGGCACAAAAGCTAAAAGAAAAAAGAAAGGATTCCCACCTGCCGTTGCAGCTCGATTGAAAAGGCTTATGGCGCAAAGAGATAAGATATGAAAGTGATGAAGAAAGGCGGCATGGCTGGTTTGGATGCTGCACAAAAACAAGTCTATCGCAGAGGCCTTGCCGCTTACATGAGCTCAGGCAACAGACCTAAGGTTTCTCAGCACGCATGGGCTATGGCTAGAGTGAAGTCGGCCTTTGGAAGACGTGAAGCGGCAAAGATTAGAGCGGGTAAGGGCAAGAAGAAGAAAAAATAAATAATACCTATATTTGCGGAATAACAACTAATACAAATGGCTACAACAACTGCAACTCTTACATTGTCCAGCTCAGATCTCACGGGGGATGCTTTGGCTTTGTCTACAACTTCCACCTTGACTAAGGCTGGTACGTTGACGGGCTTGGATCAAACCACTGGCGTTGGTCGCAAGACATACACATCTACTAGTATTGCAACCTTGGTTGCCAAGGGTGATTATGCTGATGACAAAGCTCACAAGGTTTACATCAGAAACACTAGCACTGTTGCTACAGAGAACATTGCTATTACTGTTGAAGCTCAGCTTCTGGGTAGATTGTATGCTGGAGACTGGGCTTTGCTTCCATTCAATGGAGATCAAGACATTAAGGTGACTCCTAGTGTCGCGACAGCATTGACTGTTGAGTACCTGGTTATTTTTGAATAATAATGGCTAGCGTAAGAGCAACATTGAGCCTTTCGAGCGCTGGTGTTCTCAGCAGCCCTCTGAATATTTCTGTCAACTCAAACCTTGTCGTTGACTCTGGTTCTTTGATTAGAGCCAAGGTCAAGGGTACGGCAGCTGACACAAATGACTTGGCTGTATACATAGCCAACCAGTGCTCAGAGAGAGCATACCTCTACATCAAGAACCTTGAGACGGAGCTTGAGAACTACATCTACGTTCACAACGATACTGACACAGGTCTAGTAGCCAAGATCGGTGGCGGTGAGTTTGCTTTCATTCCTATCAACCCAGACAAGAAGCACGAGGTGTACGCTACAAAGGTTGATACTATGATCGAGTACGGCGTGTTCGGCAACGATGACTCTTCTAACCCATACGGTGGAAGCTAATAACTAAGACATGAACTTACACAATCAACTCCCGTCTAACATTTACGTTATTAGCACGGCGACAACCAATCAACTACCCCCTGCTAAAGGAAAGTTTTTTTCCATCACATGTACTGCAGCAGGAACAGTGTCGGTAAAGGGTGGTGCAGGTTTTGAGCGTTTGGCAAGTGGTGCTACTGGAACTAGTTACATTGACCCATCCACTGGTGTCGCTCACACTGGCAACACAGCTGCTGAGGGGTTTTTTGAAAAACTTTCTTCAGTTGAACTTGCCATACCTATGATTGCAGGCCAGACAATCTACGGGCGGTTTGATAGTCTGAAGAGCGACGGCACCTTCACTGGCTTCGCCTATGCTGGATAAATTGAAAACAACTAATTAAATACAATGGATAATCAACCTAGCGAAATCGCAGGCATGAAGGTCTTCAGTAACCCTGAGGACCTTGCTGCATCTATGAATCAACAAGCTGAGGAGCCCACTTCACAGCCTGAATCACAACCTGAGCCTCAAGCAGAAGCTCAGCCAGAACCTACACCTGAGCCTGAAGCTGAGGTGCAGGAAACCCCACAGGTGGAGGCCTCACCACAAGTAGAGGCCGAACCTGTAGCACAACAAGAAACTGAGGAGTTCTCTGATTCTGATTACGAACAAGCTGTTCTCAACTACATGAGCGAGAGGCTCGGTAGGGAGTTTAACTCGTTTGACGACTTCAGCACTCCACAACAAAATGCTCTTGATGAGCGCATTGAAACCATTGCTCGTTTCGTAGAAGAGACAGGCAGGACCCCACAAGACTGGTTTGCATATCAGTCGTTGAACCCTTCCGAGATGGATGACACAACGGCTATTCGTGTAAACATGGCAAGTGAGTACCCCAGCCTCTCTCCTGATGAGATCAATGTGCTTATTGGTAGCAAATACAAAATGAATCCCGACGTCAATACTGACGAAGAGGTTCGCCTAGCTCAAGTTCAACTTAAAGTTGATGCTCAGAACGCCAGACAAAAGATCGAGGAGCTTCGGTCTAGTTACAAGGCGCCAGAGGTTCAAAAGAGTGCAGAGCCTGAGCCTATCGTTGACGAAAAATGGGTGTCTCTCATGTCAAGCGAAGTTGATCAGATGACTGGGTTGGAGTTCGACCTGGGCGGTGATAAGAGCTTTACGTTTGGTCTGGATGACTCATACAAGTCACAACTCAAACAAAAGAATGCTCGTCTTGACGAGTACTTCGATCCCTACATCCGCGAGGACGGTAGTTGGGACTATGACTCGCTTTCTTCTCACAGAGCCGTCATTGACAACATTGATGCCATTGTAGCTTCGGCTTACAAGCAAGGCCTCGGTGATGGTCAAAAGACTCTGGTGAACAAAGCAGCCAATGTCCAGACTCAGACACCTACGGAGACAGGGGTCAATCAAACTAATCCGCTAGCTGACCAGTTGAAAAACATTCTGGGTAAACAGTCTAGCACATTGACTTTTAAAATCTAAGAAACTATGGCAACTATTGCTTCTACTACAGTAGACCATACAGCAGCAGGTGCTCAGTATAGACTGACTCCTGAGAAGTATACTACTATTGATACTCTTTTAGATCCTACTAAGGATTTTGTAATTCCTCAACTTGTTGAGACCTACGGTGAGCAAGGCATCACTGGCTTTTTGAAAATGACTGGCGCCATCATTGCTGGCGGAACTGCCGACCAAGTTGATTGGTGGGAGATCGGTCGTCGCAACAGAACCATCACTGGTACTTTGGACGCAACCTCAGGTCAGTCTGATGTCTTTGTTCCTGCTGGAAGTGCAGAAGATACTTCGACGGAAGATCCTGCTAGCATTAAGCACTTGCAAAACAACGACATCATTATGAATGTCGCTAATGGCGAGCGCTACTTGGTTACTGATGATCAAAGAACAGAAACCTCCACTTTGGATGGTGATGCTGTGACTGTTGTTCGCTTGGACGGTGCAGCTTTCTCTTCTACTGACCCAGTAAGTTCAGGAACTTTTGCCGTCGTTGGTAACATGTACGCTCAGGGTTCTGATCAGCCTAACCGCTTTGTAACTCAAGACCTCAAGAGACGTCAGTCTCCGTTTGCGATTGTGAAGGGTCGTTACGAAGTCAACGGTTCACAAGCAACCAACATCGGATGGATTGACATCGGAGGTGGTGACTTCCGTTGGTTCATGTACGAAGAGGCTAACGCCCGTAAGCGCTTTGAAGATCAGCGTGAGCTGACTATGTTGTTTGGTGAAAAGCAGGCAGATACTTCTACTGCTGTAGCCAAAGACATCGCTGGTACTGAAGGTTACTTCTCAGCTTTGGAAGACAGAGGTATTCAGGTGAGCAACGCGAACGCTAACCCTCTCGATTCTTTCGCTGAGTTTGACGACATCATCATCGAGCTCGACCGTCAAGGTGCCCCTGCTGAGTACGCTATGTACGTCAACAGAAAGCAAGACTTGGCTATCGACGACATGTTGGCGTCTGGTGTTTCTACTGGTGTTACTGCTGGTCTCCCAGGTCAGTTCGGTGCATTCCAGAACTCTCCAGATATGGCTGTGCAGTTGGGCTTCAAGAGCTTCACTCGCGGTGGTTACACTTTCCACAAGCACGATTGGAGATTGTTGAATGATCCTACTTTGGCTGGTGCAGGCGTTGCCTTCCAGGGCGTCATGTGTCCTATGTCTCAAGTTGCTGATCCTCGTACTGGCTACAAAGCTCCTGCTTTGTCTATGTACTACAAGGAGGCTAACGGCTACTCTAGAGAGATGGAGCACTGGGTAACTGGTGGTGGTGTCTTGGGTCACACTAACAATGGTGATGCTGGTACAGACCAGGCGGTCTTCCACTACAGATCAGAAATTGCCATGTGTGTCCGCGCTGCTAACCAGCACGTTCTCATCAAGGGATAATAATAACTGTTAGGTAGACGGGAGGGGCTTATGCCCTTCCCATCTAGCTACAATAAATAACTAGTTACTATGGAAAAATATTTGTTTTTTAATACGGGTGCTAATGACTCTCTTTGCATGCCTGCTCGTCGCTTGACGGATATGGGGATGGAGAGTAATGGCACAACTTTGGTCCTGCACTTTATTGCTCCTTTCGAGGGTAATGACGGTGTAGGAGAAATTTTAGTGACTCTTACAATCACTGACAACAAAGGTAGAGCTGTTATGGAGGCTATTGCAGAAGAAATTCGTTTGGGTAAAAATCCTTTTATTACCGTTTGCGACGATACTACTTCTGAGTTCCTTCACCCAAACATTCTTAGCGTTGGTTCAATCACTGACTTCGCTTAATACTAGAAACTATGGATACTTCTAAAAAATTCTTGTTCGTAAACCCAGACGACACTGCTGGTGAGTTTGATTCTTCTAAGATGTTCCCAGTCTCTAGCTTGCAAGGGATTCAGGAGCTCAATGCTACTAGTGTACGATTTGCTGTGTCCGATCAGGGTCAGGCAGATGACACTTTGATTGACATCACTGTTTCTTCTGGAACAGCAAAGGCTTACATCAAAGAGCTTGTTGAAGCTATTAACTTTGCAAAGCAGTCGGTTATCAACCTTGCCGATGCGAATGCC